TTGATAAGATCAAAGATATCCTTTAGAATCTTAGACCCCTCATCTGAGCAAGAGTTCCCTGAATCTTTAAGAAATTCGATCATATCACGGAGATATGTCAACTCTTCTTTGTTAATCTGGTATCGACTCATTATTAATCCTTGATATCAGGACGTGGTGTAAACTTAGATTCGAAGTCAGAACGACTACGGATATAGGAAGTATTCCAAGAACGTCGGTAATGAATATCTCCCTCGTCCTTACTGTTAACATAGACCTTAACAGGGTAGTAGGTTACTGCATCTTCCCACCCATCACCAACCTTTACTTTACGTGTGTACTGCTCGTCTTCAACATCTGACTCTTCGTCTAGTTCAAGGTCTTCAAGATAGTCTGAGTAGTACAGTTCACCTTTGTATTCGAAGTAGAAATTGGTAGACTCTTTATTTTTACGATGACGCATTTGTAGTTCCTCTAGTTGTTTAGACATTACAAGAAAACCTTATCACTCTCGTAGCCACTCTTCAGGGACTCGTTTGTCTGCGTAGAGCCAGTGTACTCCTTTGAACGGAGCTCTTCCAAGTCCATCACAAATGTCCGCATAAGTTGTAGAACTTCCTTTTCGTATTCGTTGTTTGGACCGGGTGAATACGAAACGGATATCGAGGTTCGGGTATTGTTGTCGGATAAGAAGGTGCTTATATCTATCAGCATAATCCCATATCCCTTTAGTTTCTACTATGATTACATTATCAGACTTAGTAGCAATTACGAAGTCTGGTGTGTAAGAGTGTGTTGATGCTGGTATTTCATAGACAATCTTTCCATCCTTTGGTTCAAACATGTAGTTAACTTTCAGTCTATTAAGCTGATCTGCAACTTGAACCTCAAGACCACTCCTATACGTCAGTACTGGTTTCTTTGGTTTCCTCGGCATCTTTACCACCATTGATCTTAGTGTACACAGCAGAATTCATATAGTGCCGTGGTACTAGATGACCACTACGGCGTATGATCTTCCAACCGTCAACCTCGTTGGGAAAATTAGTAGACTGATCTTCGTCACTTGCGAAGGAAATCTCTGGTTGTTCTTGTGTGGATACAGCCAGTGCTTCTTTCAACTTCTCCATGAAATCTTCAGTCTTATTCTCGATATCCATTAAAATTGTTCCTCTAGTTTCTTCTGTCGGTTACATTCTAGTACATCTAGACTATCTCGTACATCATCATCTTCTTGCTCAAGCATCCACAGGAGACGTGCGTTCTCATTCAAGAACATACGCCAATATGAACCGAAGTACTTCTCGTAGTAACGCTGTACATGATCGTACATCTCTTGTACATTTTCCATCGTATCTAGTTTCGTGACTAGTGTACTCTTCTTCCCTACGTTGTACAGTCCTAGGATGTTATCAGTCGTGTCACCCATCAACAGTTGCTTAAAGAACCAACGCATACCATCAATGTAATCTACAAAGTATGGTGGACGAGGCTTACGATCACCAACTACCCACTGATAGTGCCACCCTAGAACCATGTCTAGGTCCTTATCAATAGAACAAATGATAGTAGGTTCTATGTTCTCACACTGATCTATGGACATACCATCATCAGCTTCGTAGCCTTCACACCATACCACCTCAATGTCCTGAGCTTTACTGAAGTAGTCCCTCACCCTCTGATAGTGATGAGGTTTCGGTGCGTTACGATTACCTTTGTAAGGTTTGATGGTTGCTTCTGTGTGTCGGAAGTTACCTTTTCCTGTCACATATACAGCAAACTCATCTGCTCCACTATCTCGTACGATCTGTTCAATCTTACCTTTAAGTCTGGCGAATGTCAGTGGCCACGAAAGTGGCTTACCTTCATCATCCGTAGCAGATCCAACAGAGTAACAGAGTACATCTCCATCTATAAGAGCTTTCATCATGCTTCCTCGAACCTATTCTTGGTGTCGTTTAGTAGTGAATACAGACCACCCATCTGTGTGAAGTAACTGGGTCCATTGTGGGAAGATACTGAATACGTCCATGCATCCTTTTTACTACCAGCTACAGCTAGAAGACATTGAATCTCCCCACTCTTCGCATGTTTTAAAAGCTCTTCACAAGTCTCTATAACATCTGTGTTTGGTTCATAGTGCTTCCGATCAAGTGCCTTGAGATCAGTGACTTTCATTTCTTCTTCACCCCTACAATTGCACCGCGAGCATCTATCTTAGGCAGTGAGGTAGTGAACTCTACCCGCTTCTCTAAAAGATCTTTATGATTTTCTAACCTTTCCATAGATTCAATGAACTCTTTCATATGGTTAGTACCTGAACACTTAGGGTAGTTCTTGAATTGATCTTTCATTTCTTCCACCTAATCTCTATGTCAGGCTTAGTACCTGCAGATTTAATGTTTGGTCTAACCTTCTCTTGTTCAAATCTCTGACGAGCAAGTATCTCCCTACATATCCAGTAAAACTTAGTGTAGATTGTCTCCTCTTTCTCATACCAGAATGGGTCAACATAACCCGAGAACATATCATAGATGTTATCCAACTCATCAGTCTGCAGGCACATGGTGTCAATCCTTAAACAGTTCTTCTTGGAGTTGTTTAATCTGCTTACGTCGGTCTTTACGTTCAGCCTTTACATTGTCAGGCATCTTCTCACCGACCCACCTCTTGTCGTTACCGAGCAGAAGGTTTATTAATGATTTAAGTTTTAGAAACTTACTACCAACCTTACTCCCCTTACTTGCAGCGTATATAATATCTTCAGGGTTACTATACAGATCCTTAGTATCCTGTTGCTGTGTCATCCGAATCTTCCTCAAGCAGTCCCTCGGAGAGAAGAGCGGGGTAGATGGTAGACTCTTCGAAGTCATCAGCTCGTTTAATCTTACCTTGTGTGAAGGTAGGTAGACGTCGGAAGGTTTCTACTTGAAGTTCAGAGGGAGTAAAAATGATCGGGTCATTCTCGAGTTCACCTACCGGGATACCTGCAGGTGCTCCAGTTACATTCTTGATCTTAATATAACCGTTCTTATTCAGACCAACTTCAACCATGCAAGGGATGTTGATCAGGGGGGTGATATCCTTCCCGTGTTTGGTTGTATTACCATCTGGATCCAGAGCATACACCCGCTTCATGAGGGTAGAGGAGATACCTTTCTTCTCATCATAGAAGTCAGAGTTTTTAATATCTTCAGAAACCCAGTGAGGACGGCCATCTTGCATACGAGAACCGGGTAGTTCATAAGTTAGTGTGAGTTTATATTGAGCCTCAGCATGACCACCTGGGAAGTCGAAGGCAGGCTGAAGACCCAAGTCAATAATACCTACCAGACGGGCCATGTAAGTACCCGGCTTAGGTTGATCAGAAGATTTGGAAGCAGTCTTACGTGCACCAATAGACATGTTATCTATCCTTGTTTCTTTTATTTAGTTTATTTGCAGTGATTACTATAGACAACGTATTACCTAATTGGTTCCAAGGGATACCAAGAATTACATCCCTTAATGTCACATAGAAAGAAGCTTTATCTACAATATACTCTATCTCTTCTTCTTGTGGGTCCTTACCTATTAGTGCTCGGATGGAACTTTTAGGCCTACCTTCTATAGCAGCTTGATATGCTAGACCTAGTCTGTATTTCTTATCGAATTCGGTCTTGGACATAGTAGTACTCCGACTATAGAAAGTGTTTATTAATCGAACAAGTCTTCTGTGATCGTAGACTCAGGTGCCTCTGAAAACTCTTCATCGAACCTACTCTTCGGGATAACTAATACATCCCATTCTGTATCAAACAGGACTACTGATTCTACAAACGGAGAGTCATCGCCTTCCATGTCAACAAATACATCATCATAATAAATAAGAATGTAGTCTTTCCCGAGTGAATCGAAGAAGGTCCTACCGTCGATAGTTGGTGTGAAGATTGCACTACCCATAGTGTTTCTTCTCTTGTAAAGTAAACCACCTCTGAGTATTAGTAGATACATGTGCTTGAATCGAGACGTACTCCTTACCATCCTTAGTTGTGCGTTCGTGCTTCTCGCACCAATAGCTTACCTTAGGTGTATACTCTAGTGACATTGGTAATGTAAGACCTTCCCTCTGGTCTTCTTCTAGGAGGGAGAGATACCATTCATGTAGGGTATGTTCAGCCTTACGTCGTAGTTGTTTAGCACGTCTTCCATTAGCCATGTAGTTTATCCTCCACTGGATACTTAGTTGTGCAGTAGCAGGTAGGGCAGTGTCCTTCATGCTCCTCCCATTCTTCTTCAGTACCCCTCCATAGACACTGTTTACATTCGTAGATCAAAGTCATCCTCCTCTTCGTAGTAACTATCAGATTCACAACGAGGACAGTAGGGGTGAGGCCACCAAGTAGGGGACCAAGACTCCCCGCATTCATCACATTTACGTCTCATATTAGATACACTCGAAGGTAGGTTTCAGTTCGTAGACTCGGATATTCATCGCGCCTTCCATACCACTGAGTTCTTGCTTGACTTCTTCTTTGGTATGGAAGACTACCGCAACATCTTCATCCACACCCTCAGAATGTTTCCAATCAGACACTACACAGTATTTAAGTTCATTCATTAGTTCACCACTAGATTATTTTCAGTGAGTAACTCAAGCATAGCTTTCATGCACCCTTTGTGGGAAGGATCATAGATAAGAACACCACAAGGTTGATTATTAACACAGAAATTAATGTAGCTTTTTTGCATTAGTAATTTTCCTCATCTGCCGGGCACCACCCACAGTTAGGACACTCAACGAAAGGACTGCCATTGTTCTCAAACTCAGTATCACAATAATAACATCTCTTACTCATTAGTGTATCTCCGCCCACGTCTGACCGATACGAGCATCAGCATCTAGTGGTATGTTGAAGTTGTAGTGTAGTCCTGACTCTCGTACAGACTGGATCATTACTTCTTTCAGATCTTCTGCACGAGATACGAGGGATTCATACGTCTCTTCATCGTGGTAGTCTAGTACCTTTTGACACTCAGAGTGCCAGTTCAGTTCCCTTACTTTATCATATAACCACACCCTAGCGTAGGTCATGATCTGTGCACCAGCACCCTGCAATAAGGTATTGAGTGCTTTGTTCTCAGCTACCTGACCCCGTTCATTCGTACGCATCATCAGCTTACGTCCATCAATACCAACAAGGTACCCACGACGACTGGCTTTCTTTACTCCTTTGAGGAGTCCGGCGAGCTTGGGGTTGGCGGCGAGGAACTGTCTCTTAAGATCAGTACCAACTTTCCGTCTCTCTTCACTAGATCCATTTGGTAATACGATTGATCCGATCTTTGCGTCTCCTGCTCCGTAGAGGAAAGCGTAGATAAACGTCTTAGCCATGTCCCTTGTTTCAAGACCAGCCATTTCCTGATGATAAGTGTGGATATCCCCATTGAGAATAATATCAGTATAATCGGGGTCATTGATATAATGAGCAAAACACCTAAGCTCAAGACCACTAGCATCCCTACCAACGAGAACGACATGAGGATCGGGGCCAGAAGAAAATAAAGACCGCATCTCCGTACCAAAGAATACAGATTGTTTTTCAGGGTACCAAATAAGTTCATGTGTCTCCTTATCTGCGTTAGCCTTAGGTATGTTGGCAACCACACGGTGCTTCATCCTACCAGTAGGTGTCCCTTGAGGGTTGGCACTGGCTTCAATGCGATGATCATCCCTAGTGTTTCCAATCCATCCAGCAATTTGATTCCGTCGATGAGATGCTTTAGATCGAAGAGTGAGTTTTTTTCCAAACTCTCCATACAATCTTTCAAGAGATGTTTCTGTAATTTTAGGAGATGTTCTAACCTTGTTACCATCCTCATCTCTGTCTGTCTTGTGGTAATTCCACTCATCTGGTAACCAACCTATGGAGTATAGCCACTCTTTAAGTTGAACAGAAGATCCAAGGTTAATATGAGACCAATCAATCCTAGAGAAAGGACCTGCAACAGAAACATCCCATAGATCACCATGAATGTCACGGGCATTTTTTT